TCTTCGCCGATGGTACAGTCCCAAGGTGTAATGTCGATTACAACAAGAAGCATCCTGTTGGAAACCTTAACGATTCGAGTATTTCGGAACTGTGGAATTCACCGATTCAGAACAGGGTGAGACAAGAGCACCTGTTGGGTGAGAAAACAAGCATTTGCAAGGGGTGTGACGTGTGGAAGGAAAAGGTTGACACATCCCCAGAGTTAGTAGCAACATAGTGAAATGCCACAACCTATTGTATTAGTCCGCCAGTTCCTCCCCTGGCATGAGCCCTGTCATTCGATGGGGCTTTTTTTCTTCTAACTCAAGGAAAAATCATGAAAGCAAAGTCAGTGAAGCAAGGTGGTACCGGTGGTCGGTCGGCGGGTCAGAATACCTCAACAGGCTCTGGAAGCCGCCCGAGCGGGTCGAAGTTCACGATTCCTTCGAGCTTTCCCTCAAGCGCTCAGAGGATTCGGCCAATGAACAAGATCGGGAAGTAGTCATGAGGAAGTGGTCAAAGGTCCAGGAGTTCAATCCCAACTCCCAAGACCCTGATAACAAAGTCTACGGGAACGATCCCCAAGGGAACAAAATCCACGGTAAGGGTCAGACAGGCGGTGGGTCTAAGCCCACCCCTCAAGCCCAGAGGATGACCACGGGTAACTCTAGAGGCGGCAGTTACAAAATCGGCAACTCAAGCCCCAAGAGCGCTCAAAGACTTCGTGGCTAAGTGGCTAAGAAACCTCTGGTACCCAGGTATAACATTTGAGCAGATGTATCTCAGGTGTAAATCCTACGAGTACGACATCGAGACCGATGGGTATAGACTGAGGAAATGATAGACGATCTTGTAAACTGGATTTTGCTACACGTTGTCTTCCGTCCTTTTGGCGGCATCAGTCAATGGGGCGCACGAAAACTTACGGAGCGTTGCGAAAGAGGGAAAGCCTGATGATCCACGTGAATCCACAGGATATCCACAGGCATGGCCGCTAGATCAAGCAAGGTGACCCTGCACGAGAAATGGCGTGAAAAGATACGCGCCAGCATGCTCATAAATCACCTTAGAAATCATGTGCTTGGTAGGCTGGAAATGAGCAGCACCCAAATACGCGCGGCTGAGATATTACTAAGCAGGGTAATGCCTACCTTACAGGCTACAGATATAACCGCTAGTGATGCAGACGGACAACCACTGCAGATTGGACTAATTGCTTACCATCCCTCACAACTACGAACACCAGAGACCGCAAAACTCGAAGACTTGTCGGGCGTGCGGGATCACCAAACCCACTGAGTGCTTTGGGACGTTTCTGGAGAAGCGTCGGTTAAAAGAGCCAACGAGATATGTCAAGGCCGGATATTCAGATTACTGAGGAGATGGTTAGAGCTGGGGTAAATGCCTTCATGCAGTTCGGCGACCCAGACAACGACCCACGATTGTTTGTTACTGACCTTTTCCGTGCAATGCTTCAAGCCCGAGATCAAGTTGGCGCTCGAACTCCTGAATGCGAAGAATAGCGCTTTGCATTTGCCTTAACTTCTCTTGGAGCCATGTTTCATTGATAGGAAATATTCCGGGATAGAGCTTTTTAGTAAGTTGCTCTCGCCCACCCGCATAAATGCTGACGATACCTTTCAACTATGTTCCAAGGCCCTACCAGCTCCCGATCCTACAAGCACTGGACTCAGGCATTAAGAGGGCGGTAGCGGTCTGGCACAGGCGAAGCGGTAAGGAAAAGACATTCATCAACTACGTCTGCAAGGCAGCGTTTCAACGGGTGGGAACGTACTTCTATATGTTCCCCACTTATGCTCAGGCGAAGAAAGTTCTATGGGATGGGAGAGACAGGGAAGGATTTCCTTTCATGGGGCATATCCCACGTGAGATCGTCAAGAACAAGAACGAGACGGAGTTGCGGGTAGAGTTAGTCAATGGTTCAGCCATTCAGCTCATCGGGACTGACAATATCGATTCCGTACTCGGAACCAATCCCATCGGATGCGTCTTTAGCGAATACGCTATGCAAGACCCTCGGGCCTGGGATTACATGCGACCAATTCTGCGTGAGAATGGTGGATGGGCCATTTTCGATTACACCCCCAGGGGGAAGAACCACGGATACAGCCTGTATCAAATGGCTAAGAGTAACCCTGAGTGGTTCGCCGAAGTTCTTACAATCGATCAGACAAAGGCTCTCGACCCCTCAGACATTGACAAGGAACGTCGGGAGGGGATGAGTGAAGAGCTTATCCAACAGGAGTATTACTGTTCATTCGAAGGGGTTCAGCAGGGGTCGGTCTTTGGAAGGCAGATGGAGAAGGCGGAGAAAGAGGGAAGGATATGTGGGGTTCCTTACCAACCAGAATACCCTGTAGACACATGGTGGGATATAGGGACATCAGATGCTACGGCAATCTGGTTCACTCAGAACGCGGGGAAGGAAGTCCATGTCATAGATTACTACGAAAACTCAGGCACAGGGATAGGGATTGACCATTATGTCAAAGTCTTGCAGGGAATGGATTATGTTTGGGGTACGCATAACGGTCCTCATGACATCGAACAGCATCACTTTGCGGCTAATGGGAAATCGACGCGGGAGCAGGCGAGGGCGCTTGGGTTCAAATTCGAAGATCGTACCCTTAAGGACACAGGGCAAGACTGCATCAACGCCGCGCGTGCATTCTTTAGTCGTTGCTGGTTCGACGCGAAAAGGACTGAACGAGGAAGAACTGCATTGAGCGCTTACCACTATCCTTGGCTTGAAAAGCGGTACTGCTTTGCGGATGAACCTTTTCATGATTGGTCATCGCATGCTTCCAAGGCGTATATATACTTGTCCATAGGGCATAAACTCAGTCCTATCCAAACAAAAGAAGCGGTTGAGATAGTGACCTACTCCAAAGACGATAACTCCCAATCCTGGATGGCGGCGTGAAGACAGTTTCCTACTGGTCGAAGACTCACTGGCAATGCTGGTTAATCCCACAGATCATCATCACAAGGGGAGGTGACAGGACTCAAGGCGGTGGTTACTGGTCTATCGGCTTTCGGTGGTTATTCTATGGCGGGTCCATTTCCTTTGGTGATGTATGAGATGCCTCACAGAGCGCATAGCTAAACGCATTCGCCGTGGGAAACCTTGGGGGAAGAGCGCGATTCCTGATGGGTTGATATTGGATTGGGCTCTTCACTATGCAATTCTGAGGTCGTTTGAAGCCTACTGCCCGACAATCCCGTATCCGGAGTTCATGTACAAGATGTGGACGGAGTATGCAGTTAATCGTTAAGTTCAACGAATTCGAGTTCTACGACATCACCCGTGATGAGCGGATGGTGACGTACATGGCGACTACTTCTACTGGGTCGTACTTTGCCGAAGCTCCAGTAGATAAGGAACAGGTGAAAAGACGCAAGCAGTTCAAGGAAAAGGTGATTGAGTTGATGCAGAAAGGTCTAGCCCCCGGGGAGATCGAGTTTGATGAGTATGTGGTCTGAAAGGCTTAACCCATGATGATCAGTCTTGATCCCTCTTTCCGGATTGCCCGTGAAGTGCCGGATGTTTCTCCTGACCGGCTGATCGAGCTTCTGAGGTCTTTGAGGCATTTGTGCAAGCTATCGAATATCTACATAAAAGATGGTGAGACGTGGCTGAAGCTGCTGTAACCGACCGCGCCCCTTCTGCAAAGACTGAGAAGAAGGCGAGGAATGATGACGAGTTCCTGAGACTTGTCAGGAAGAGGTTCGACAGGTGCATAGCTGCTGAAGCGGTCAACAGGAAGATGGCAGTTGAAGACCTGAAGTTCAAGTCTGGGGATCAGTGGCCCGATGCCATCAAGGCTGACAGGACGACGCAGAAAAGGCCTTGTCTGACTGTCAACAAGATGAAGACCTTTGTTCATCAAATTACCAATGACCAGAGACAAAACCGCCCCGCTATCAACGTCTCCCCGGAGGGAGATCGTTCTGACCCGCATACTGCGAAGATGCTCAAGGGGCTCATACGCCAGATTGAGCGACAAAGTAATGCTGATGTTGCCTATGACACAGGCTTTGACTCCGCCGTCAGTAACGGATGGGGGTATTGGCGAGTCCTCACCGAATATGAAGATGAGGATAGCTTTGATCAAGTTATCCGAATCGGGCGTATACGTAACCCCTTTAGGGTCTATCTCGATCCGGACCTCCAGGAACCGGACGGATCAGACGCTCAGTTCGGGTTTATCACAGACCTAATACCGAGGGCTGAGTTCGAGGCGACCTTCCCTGGGAAAGACCCCATGCAATACGAAGAGGGGGGTATGGGGGATGAGTTCAAGAACTGGACTACACAGTCTCACGTTCGGATAGCGGAGTATTTCTACTTCGAGACCGAGACAAGAAAGCTGGTTCATCTAAAGAACGGTCACACTGGATGGGAGGATGAGTTAGACGAAAGTCTAAAAACTGAAGAGCCTGAAAATACCAGAGAGGTTCAGGTCAAGAAGATCAAGTGGTGCAAAATGTCCGGTAAGCAGGTTCTGGAGGAGAACGACTGGCTGGGTAAGTGGATACCCATAGTCAAAGTCATAGGCGATGAGACTGACGTTGAGGGGAAGGTCGTCCTGGCTGGTTTGATTCGAGACGCCAAAGACTCCCAGAGGATGTACAACTACTGGGTTACTTCAGAAACTGAACAAGTAGCTTTGATGCCCAAAGCTCCCTACATCATGGAGGAGGGGCAGGTTGAAGGTCATGAACAGAGGTGGAAACAAGCCAACGACAAGGCGTATCCGTATCTTCTTTACAAGGCAAGTTCTGTAAGCGGTAAGCCCGCCCCTCCCCCTCAGAGACAGCAGTTCGCCGGGCCTCCTGCTGGTGTGGTACAGGCGAAGATCGCCGCTGCTCAGGATATGCAAGCTACAACCGGAATAAGGTTTGATGCGACCCTACAGGAGAGACTTTATGACGAATCAGGGAAAGCTCTACGTGAGCTCAAGCGTACCGGCGACCTTGGAAACTTTCACTATGTCGATAATCTCGCGCGGTCTCTCAGGCATACGGGGAGAATCCTCATCGATATCATCCCCAAAATCTACGACACCCCACGATCCCTTACCATCCTCAGAGAAGACGATTCAGAAGATCAAGTCAGAATCGACCCCAGCCTAGGCGTCCCTCATCAGGATAGACATAACCCCTTAACGGGGAAGATGGAGAAGCTCTACAACCCCAAACTAGGGACTTATGCGGTTGCGGTGACGATAGGGCCTTCCTACGCCACTAAACGGGCTGAAGCAGCCGATTCTATGCTGGGTTTTATGAAAGCCGTCCCTCAGTCGGGTCCGATCATTGGGGATTTGATAGCGAAGAACATGGACTGGCCTGGGGCTGAGGAAATATCCACAAGACTCGCAGCGATGCTCCCGCCTCAACTACAGGGCGTTTTGGGCAAGAACATGAACGACTGGCCTCCGGAGGCTAAAGCCTTACTCATGGGTATGAACCAACAACTCCAACAACTAACAGGTCAACATAAGCAAGCCCTTCACTTACTGGGTGAGAAACAGACCGAACAGGGTCAACACCAGCAGGAGATTACGAATCAACGGCAGAAGATACAGAACGACTTTGAGGCGAAACTGACGAAGATCGTGGCTGATCTTGAAAAAGCAGGTCTTCAGACCTCCGAGAAGGTCTATAACGACATGCAGAAGGTTGCTGAAGCGGTGAATAACCTTGAGAAATCTCTCAAAGAGAAACCCAAGGAAGAGAAGAAAGACGCGCCTTCTAGGGCGACCGACCATAAGGAACTCGCCGAAGCACTCAAAGGTGTTGGGGAGGCTTTGAAGGCTCAGGCCAAACCGAAGAAAAGGACAGGAAAGATGAAAGGGCCCAGTGGAAAGGTCTATGAGATGGAGATGAGCGAACAATAATGGCCGTTGCTTCTTCAGCCTCGGCCAATATCTCTCCGGCGACGACTACTAATTCGCTGGTAACGATCAGTTGCGGAGGTCTGAGTCCAACGATCATAGGTGCGGTGGCGATAAGTTCAGCCACCATAACGGTTACTTCTGCTACGTGGTCTCTAGGAGGGACGCCGGCTCAGGTCTCAAGCTCAAGGTCGGCGGGGAATGTTCTAGTTTCGATCTGGGCTGTCCCCGCACCTACTACTGGGAATGGGAGTTTTAGGTTTGGTTACTCAGCCTCAGGACATGTTAACGGGATCATCACTTGCTACACAGGAGCCAATCAAAGCACCCCTTCAGCGGCGGCGGACAGGGTTACTTCTGTCTCGGTCTCTACAAACATCACCCTTACGCCTGCAAACCTGACAGCGAATGACGCGACGTTCTTACTTGCAGCCAATGTCACCAATGGAAACTGGAACTCGACCACTCCGAGTCAGTTAAATGTCGATAACACCAACTCTCCGGGATATATCGCCGGATACGCAACCGGGACTGCCGGGGTTCATCAGTTCAATGACGGGACTATATCTGCCGGGAACGATATGCAGATGGCGGTAAGAATCCAGGCCGCAGCCGCTGGAGGGTCTGCGTTGAGGATTGAATACTACTGGGCGGGTGATGGAACATCCGGAGTCTTTGGGAAGAGGCTTCACTAAATGCCGTTAATCTCAAGGAAAATCGGATCAGCTTCACAGATACTTGAAGTGTTTGTGAACGACGCCACTGTCTCTACCGGGGCGGGGTTAGCCAATATCGTCGCCTCTTCTGTGACCTTTGCGTGGTTCAGAAGCAACATGGCGGCGGTGTCCTCTGGGACGTGTACCACAGGGACTTTGGGGACGTTCGGTGTGTCCTCTTTTGTCCAGGCTCTCTCTACAAACGCTTTGGGTTGGTATCAGTTCTGTCCTCCTGACGGGGTTTTCTTATCAGGTAGTTCAGCGGCGATACATCTAAGTCTCGCCCCTTCGATGGCTCCTCTACCGATTTTGATTGAACTCACGGCGACTGATAATCAGACCGCGATGTCCAGTCAGACCATATCTACTTTCCTGAGTGGGTCTGTGAACGCTTCTACGGTCGCTGATAAAGCTGGGTACGGAGTCTCTTCAGTTAATACCGGGGTTAACGTAACCTCAGTGGTTAACAGTCCTGCGGTCACAACGGCGGCGGGGATTCAAGCGGTAGCCTGGGATTTGGGGAGGACTGCAAACCTGACAAGCACGCTCGCCCTAACGGGGTTTTCTATAAACCTCGCCACTACCGCGACGTTCCTGACGACCAACAACGACAAAGCAGGTTACGGGGTTTCCTCCGTAAATACGGGGGTCAATGTTTCCTCGGTGAACGGATCAGCGATAGTCACCACAAGCCCCGGAGTCATTACCGCAAACGTGACCTCTGGGGTTGGTGTGTCATCCTTTGCCATAGCCGTAGGAGTCTCTTCTGTAGCTGACAAATCCGGGTATGGCGTCTCGTCTGTGAATACCGGGGTTAATGTGACTTCGGTTGTCGGGACGGCGGCGGTGACGACTCAAGCCGGAATCTTCGCCACGGTCTTTGATCTTGGTAGGACGGCGAATCCAAACTCAACCGTTGCTTTCAGTTCGCTCTCGATCTCAAGTCAGTCGGTCTCTATAGGCGCGGTGAACGTCACCTCGGTTAATGGGTCGGCGATAGTCACTACCAGCCCTGGTGTAGTAGCAACAGGGTGGGACTTGTCGAACATCCTGAACCCTACAAGCACGGTCGTTCTATCGGGGTTGTCTTTCTCGAACGTAACTACAGTCTCAGGCGGGGTGACGGTCAATACCAACAACGACAAAACAGGATATTCAGGATCAGTGAATGTCTCCTCGATGGGAGTCAACGTCACTACAGCTACAAACTTGGATAAGACCGGATACGCGACTACCGACTTTACGACTGCTCTTGCGGAGTCCTACCGTGGGGTAAATGCCACAGGCACCCCGGCACAGCTACTGTATGAGCTTGTAGCGAACATCACCGAAGCCTCGAACTCTGGGACGACGAGGACTTTGAATAGCGTAACAAGCCATCTACCCGGTGCGGTGACTTACGGATATGACTCCTCCACTTCACCCAGCCTGATTTCGAGGACCGCATGAGCATAGGTTCCGTAGTCACGATGGGTTTTGAGATTGGGACCATAGGTCTGGTTACGACATTAGGATACGGCCAGGGCGCTCTTCCTCCCCCGCCCCCGCCAGTAGTCTCTAATCAGGTCTATGGTCCCGCCCTCACACCTTGGGAGAGGTGTAGATGGTTCGAATACTGCCCCCCAGATGAGAAGGAACAGCGCCTAAAAGCACTAGAACGCGCCAAGAGGATCGAACTGGGGATCATCAAGTCTCTACCCCCCCTGAAGGCTGAGACGCGCTCTGAGGTACTAGAGGTAGTACGTGAGCGTGTACTAACCACCTTACCTAGTGTAGCCTTACAACCGATAAAGCTTGACAAAGAGGTGGTTCGTGAGATAGCGAAGGAGATAAGCCTCGATCTCAAGTCTGTGGTGAAGGAAGGCAAGAGGTTACGCGAGATTCAAAGGGTTCGAGAGATCGAAAGGCTCGAAGCCGAGGAAGAGGAAGAAGCAATAGAAGTCGCCACCCTATTCATGCTGCATTGATTATGAAACAGTTGATGAGTGATTCCGAAGCGTGGGCGGTTATCGGAGAGACATTGCGCCAGTGTAATTACGTTAAGGTTGGTTTGTGCGATGTTCTCGTCAGATGCGCCAGAGAGCGTCTTCTTGAACCATACCAATGGTTGAGGATGGAGCATCAGCTCTACAAATATAGGGACAAGGTGTCTAAAGGGCGAGTTCATTTCTGGCCTTCGGGGAAAGTAACTCCTCGTGTAAGAGCTTGCTACAAACTCGCAGAAATAGTTGATGGAAGGAAAGATACATGGAAATAGTCAAAGGAATCACGCTGGACCTGCTGCCCACGAATGAGCCTGCGCTTTCGGCAACCAGCGACGTACCTATTATCGAGACTCAACCGGACGCATCCCCGGTAAAGGATGTGCCAGCCGCAGACAAGGAAACGCCAAAGGCTGCTGATACGGCACCAGCAGAACCGGCAAAGGAACTTTCGGAAGATTCATCCGCGACCCCTGAAGAGGCTAAGAAGCCCGCGAAAGGTGTTCAGAAACGAATCGATGAGCTGACGCGACAACGGGAAGACGAAAGACGCGCCCGCGAAGCCGCAGAAGCCCGAGAACTCAGGATATTGGCAGCGTTGGAAAGAGCAACAGGCGTTGCTGAAAAACCTGCAAAGACTGAAACAGAACCTCTCAAGCCCAAGAGTGCCGATTTTGGCGATCCCGATGCTTATGACAACGCGGTGGAAGACTGGATTGCCGCCAAGTCAGCGTGGATCGCCGACAAGAGGGTCGCTCAAAGGCTTGACGAAGAGAACAAGAAGCGCGAACAGGAGGTCGTTCTTACACAGCAAAAAGCCGTGCAAGACGCCTTCAATAAGCGGGTAGAGACTGCCAGAGCAAAATACCCCGACTACGCAGAAGTAGCGGAGTCTGCCGAGGTTCAGGTCTCATTCCCTATGGCTTACGCGATTCTCAACTCCGAACAAGGCCCTGACATTCAGTACTATCTCGGGAAGAATCCGGCAGAAGCAGAGCGCATCTCCTCGTACAAAGCACCTGATGGAAATCCCGACGTTGCGAGACAGCTAGTTGAGCTTGGAATCATCACAGCGAGGCTTACCCAAGCCCCTGAGAAACCCAAGCCCGTTTCGGCCGCACCCAAGCCGATCTCGCCGATTTCGAAGTCTTCTGAAACCGCCCCATCACCTGAAGAGGAATCGATGGAGCAGTACGCAGCACGCAGGAAGAAGGAATTGAACTCTGTGAGACCTGGGGTGAGGCACTAACCCAAGGAGTCTTAAATGTCTCAACAGGTACTACTTACTCCATCGATCATCACCAAAGAAAGCCTGGTGATCCTGGAGAACAACCTGGTTGCGGCGAACAGGGTGAACCGGAAGTTTGAGAATCAGTTCGTAAAGATCGGGAATTCTCTCACCATTCGGAAGCCCAACCGCTTCACGGTTGCCAACGGGCCGGGACTTCAGGTTCAGGATATTGCTGAGCCTTCGGTCTCGATTACCATCAACAAACAGAAGCAAGTAGCCTTTCAGTTCACCTCTCAGGACTTGACCCTTACGGTTGAAGAGTTCTCAGAGAGATACCTGAAACCCGCTATGGCAGGGATGGCGAACCAGATCGACTTCGACGTGCTCCAGAACTTCTCGGGGGTATCCAACTTTGTTGGTACTCCGGGGACGACTCCGGCGTTCTTCTCGACCTCGATTCAACTGGTTGGTCAGAGGCAGGATGAAAACGCGGCCCCGCAAGACAACAGGACGATGGTGTTTAATCCTGCGGCTTACTGGTCGATTTCAAACAGCCTCACGGGTAGTTTCGTAATGCCCACCGCAAAAGAAGCCCTGGTAAAGGGTTATCTGGCAACGGTAGGGAATTACGAGGTGTATATGGACCAGAACATTCCTTCGGTCTCTTCGTACATCCACATCTCTTCCAACGCTCTAGTCTCTAACGCCCCTGCTTCTCAATCGGGGTCTTCGATCTCCACTGTCGGGTTTAATTCGACCGACGTGTTCCAGATCGGAGAAGTGGTGACTTTCGGTACGGTGTTTGCAATCAATCCCCAGAACAGACAGTCCACGGGGTCTTTGAAGAACTTCGTCATTACCGCCACCACCCAGCCGGGCGCGGCGTCTACTGCCGTACTTCAAATCTCCCCCGCGATGGTCACATCTGGACCGTATCAGAACGTTACCAACGGGACAGTTTCTACCGCTTCAGGGAAAGTTTCTCTAGTTAGTGGTTTTGCCACAGCAGCCTCGACGTTCGTGCAGAACCTCGCATTTACTAGAGATGCATTTGGTCTGGTGATGGTGCCTCTTGAAATCCCTCAAGGGGTGGACTTTGCGGCCAGAGAGACTTACAGAAACATCTCTATGAGAGTCATCAGGGCATACGACATCAACAACGACGTGTTCCCGACTCGTATTGATACTCTGTACGGAACCACGGTCTACTACGACGAACTTGCCGTTCGTCTAGGAGGTTAATATGGCTACTACAAGCCAAGCAGTAAAACAGCTGTCCGATCAGAACTCCCAGGGTACCGTTTTGGGAGCGGCTTCAACCGATCTGATCGGTTTCTACGGAGTCACCACCGGAGCCACGAAACAGACCGCTACAGGGTCGATTTCGTCCGGCGCGTTGGCTTCGAGTTTGTGTACGGCTCTTAGCACTATGGGGTTGATTAACGTCACCTTCAGCGCCTAGATTGAGACCCCTTCGAAAGAGGGGGTCTTGACCTAGAAGGAGTCATTTTGAAACTTGATCCGTTGAGCGACATAGTAGTCATTAAACGAGCGGAGTATTCCGACATCTCCGATTCTGGGATTGTGTTACCCGAGTCTGTTGACATTACAGAAGACATTGGTTACGTGAAATGGTGTGGTAAAGGTAAGAAGACTCCCAAGGGTCAGTGGCCGATGGAAGTAAAACCCGGAGATAAGGTGATTTTCTCTACCAACGCCCACATGGTGAAATACATCGAAGGAGAGGAATACATTGTCACCCGACAAGACTCAATCATCGGAATCATTGATGATGCTTCAGCACTACTTTAAGAAGATATACGAGGCTCACGGTATGCCTGGAGTCTGCTATTGGTTCCATGCGATAGGGCTTCCCCACGAACCACAAGGTTGCAAATACTGCGAGGATAAAGTTGATGGCTAAGGTTTCTGTATGCGCTTCGGTTCTGAATCAATCCGAATGGTTGGTGGAGATGATCGAATCTGTGAGGGCTCAAACCCTGACAGATTGGGAGATGCTTCTTGTCGATGATGGGTCAACCGAAGACATCAAAGGGGTGATAGAAAAGATCAACGACCCTCGTATAAAACTGACGGTCTTCCCTAAAAACCTAGGTATTCCTCACGGGATAAACTGGGCCTTCCAACACGCTACTGGAGACTTTATTCAACCCCTGGCGGCGGATGAAAAGCTCCATCCTTCAAAGTTCGAGGATCAGGTCAAGTTTCTAGATGAGAACCCAAGAGTAGATTGTGTGTGGGGACTGCCTCAATACTCGAACGGAAGGACGGTTCAGTGCAGAGAAATGGGTCCGAGACCTTCGTGGGAGCAGTATTTCATGAAGGCTCACAACAGATCGCAGGAGTCTTGGCTTAAAACCCTTCTGTTACTTGAGCAAGTGCCTCTGGGGAGTTGTTCTGCTTTGTGGAGAAGGTCAGTCTTCGAATCCATCGGGTATTTCGATCCCAACCTTAACATCTTCACGGACCACGAATGGTACTGCCGGTTCTTCGAAAAGCACGAGGGAAGAGTCCTGCCGGTCAGATGGGCCGTTTGTAAAGAGGACATCAGTAATTCGGTGAGGGCGAAAAGCTCCGAAGAGAAGGCCCAGGAAGAGCTTAAATCCGTGAGAGAGAGGCACAAGCTGCTACTTCCTCCTGTGACGGGGAAGGTCACGATAGGCATTCCATGTTTCAACATGGCTAACTACCTGCCCGATTCTGTGGGGTCGGCTCTCAAACAGACCTTTGAAGACTTGGAGATCATAGTCCTTGATGATTGCTCTACGGACAACATCGCACAGGTCATGGGGGAGTTCTCAGACCCAAGGATCAAGTTCATCAAGTTCGATGAAAACCGTGGTCAGATGGACGCGCAAAATGCGATGTTAGCTATGGCTGAGGGAGAGTTTTTCATTCCCCTGTCGGCGGATGACACCCTCGACCCAAGGTTCGTCGAGAAATGTCTAGAGGTCTTTAAAAAGAATCCGTTCACTGAATTCGTCTCCACACAGACTGACTTTATTGACAATGAGGGTAAGGACTTCCCCGACAAAAACCATCCGTTCTATTCCATCCCAAAGGCTTCAAACAGGACTCAAGACCAGTGGAAGGAACAGTTCTCAAGGTCGAACGTCTATTTTGGTGTGGGGATGTACCGTACTTACTCCGCAAGGGAAGTCGGAGGGTGGGACAAGAAACACGGGGTCATTTCAGATTATGAGATGTATCTGAAAATGATCCACCGGGAGAATATCCAGATAGTGGAAGAAGCTTTGACTCATACGAGAATCACCGGGAAGAATCAATCCATCCTGACCCCGGAACAGGCAAAAGCTCTCCCGCAGATGTATGCGGATGCTAAGAAGCCCTATCTCCCCATGAGAACGAAGGTCATCATAGCGACACCTTTTTACGAACTCAAAGGCTTCAGTCCCTACATCTCAAGCATGGTCCATGTAGTCAAGCTTCTGACTCAAATGGGGGTGGAGTTCGAGTTCTGGGAGCTTTCTGGTGATTCTTACGTACACCGGGCGAGAAACACGATCTGCGCTAGGTTTCTAGAAGACCCCGCCGCTACTGACTTGTTTTTCATCGATTCAGACATGCAGTGGAATCCCGAGGCTTTAGTCAACATGATATTCCTACCCGAAGACGTAATCGGTGGGTCGTATCCGGTTAAAAACAACTGGGCCTCGTGGACTTCAATTCCTGAGTTCGAACAAGGGGAGGATGGGAAGAATCACCCCAGAGGCAGAATCCTCCCCGATGGGACTGCCTTACTGAAAGCTTATGTAGTCGCTGGGGGTTTCTTGAGGATCAAACGAATAGCTCTTGAGAAGTTCAAAGAGAAATACCCCGACCTTTGGTACAACGAGCCCTCAGCCGATCCGTCAAATCCGACCCGACGGTATCACTCGTTCTTCATGAGTCAAGTAGAAGACCATCTGCTTTATGGGGAGGATATGTGGTTCTCCAAGAAAATGAGAGAAGCAGGTCTAGAGACTTGGATTTACCCCAACGTCAACATGGGGCATTACGGGGTGAAGGGGTGGACGGGTAACTATCACGCCTTCCTCTCGGGAGCCAAAGATACCCGAGACTCACCGGAGTTCAACACGAAAGTTCACTAATGGCCGTCTCTGCGAACGACCTGATTACCCGCTCGATGAGGGCTCTCCAAGCCTTGGGGGGTGGAGAAGTCCCTTCCGCTTCGGAGGCGAACGACGGACTGACGGCTTTAAACGCGATGCTTGATAGCTGGTCGAATGAGAACCTGACGGCCTATGCGGTACTTGAAAACTCGTTCGTTCTTTCACCGGGGACCAATTCATACACCATAGGGTCTGGTGGGGTGATTAACGTCACCCGTCCTTTAAGCATCACACAGGCTTACGTCCAGGACTCCAGTGGGAACAACTTCATCATGCAAATCCTGCCGAGGGACAAGTGGAACGAGATCGGGGACAGAAGCACGAACATCACTAGCCAACTACCGGATACGATGTTCTACGACCCTCAGTTTCCCCTAGGGGTCATCAACATCTTCCCGACACCTCTACTTGGGTATACGGTATTTTTCGACTCCCTACTTCAGCAGACTACTTTTGCGAGTCTGACGACTAATCTAGCCATGCCTCCGGGGTATGAGAGGGCGATGGTCTACAACCTCGCGGTTGAGATTTCCAACATGTTTGGTATACCAATACCTCCGGCGTCTCCGGGATCAAAGAATGTCGGTCAGTTGGCAATGGAGTCTCTAGGGAATATCAAGAGAACAAACATCAGAGAGAACATCGCAGACTACGACCCCAGCATCGTTTCTCGGTCTTACTACACCTACAACATCTATCGGGATGTGTAATGAGGGAACTGCCCAGTGGGAATCATTTCTTCGCACAGGACGAAGTGGAGTTCGATGAGATTCTCAAGATAATGAAAGACTCGAAATCCATGCTTGAAATAGGTTCTAGGTATGGAGAGTCTTTGAGACGTTTTGCAAGAGCGATGACCCCTAGGAGCAGGGTCGTCTCGGTTGACTTAGGTAAGGACATAGACGCGCAGAGCTATCATTCCGGCCCGTGGTTATACAAGGTCTGTGGAGACTTAGCCGATGAATACGACATTCATTTGTTCTTGGGCGACTCTCAGGATCAGAAAATAGTAAATCAGGTGGAGAAATTGGGACCATTCGATTTCGTTTTCATAGATGGGGATCACTCCTACAAAGGGGTGAATCTTGATTGGATCAACTACGGGCCTTTGGGGAAGATGGTTGCCTTTCACGACTGCGCTCCTCACGGTCCTGCATCTGAGACGTTTAAATCTATCTACAAGAAAAAGCAACTGATCTGGAACGCTCCTAGTGGTATGGGGATTGGCGTGATTTACAATGAGGGTTAATTTGTTCGGAATCGGATTAAAAGGTCACTCCCCCGCGATAGACGCTCAGCGGAGGATAAACTGCTATCTGGAACCGCAGATCGATCCCGATAGGACAAAACTCGCCCTAGTAGGGTCTCCGGGGTTGACGGCGTTTTGCACCTCTATAGGAAGTAACCCTTCTAGGGGGTTGTGGGCGGTGAATACCCTCACGACTCCCCTTGTTTTTTCGGTCAACGGGAATACGTTGTATTCGATAAACAACGCCGCGATAATTTCTAGTATTGGGACGATAAACACCTCAAGCGGTGATGTCTCGATGGCCGATGATGGGACGTTCCTGGTCTTGGTAGACGGAACTAACGGCTGGGTCTACAACATGGGGACGGGTGTTTTAACCAAGATCACCGACGGGAACTTTACAACGACTCCTAAAACGGTGACGTGGCAGGATAATTACTTCATAGTCACTTCATCTACAAACAGGCAGTTCCAGCTCTCCCAAATCTCCCCCGGTGTAGACCCTACCGTGTGGCCCGCCGTTCAGATCAACTTCACTGGAAGCGGGGGAGGTCAGATACAAGCTGGGATAGCGGATCACTCAGTCCTTGAGTTGTTCGGGGATGTCTACACTGAGTTTTGGCAAGACGCCGGGAATCCTGATTTCCCGTATGCAAACATCCCCGGAAGTTCTCAGGAGTTCGGTCTAGCTGCTCCAGGGTCTTTGTGTAAGTACGACAACAGCCTCGCGGGTCTTTTCAAGAACAAGATGGGGGATGTACAAGTCTCCCGTATGGCAGGCTTTAGACTTCAGAAGCTATCGACTCACGAACTGGACCACAACATCAACGACTATACCAACACGGCAGACTGTCAGGCGTTTGCGTACATGCTGAAAGGCAATCCGCTTCTACAACTCGGGTTTCCCTCCGCAGGGGCGACGTGGGAGTTTTCTGGGTTAGGGCAGACTTGGGGTGAGAGACAAGACGCAAACGGGGGAAGATTCAGAGCCAACAAGTTCACATCGTTTCTCAACAGGAAACTAGTCTCTGATTACAGGAACGGAAATATCTACGAGATAGACGACAACGTATTTACCTATGCTGGAGACATCTTACCGATGGAGGTTTGGTCAAGACACATATGGAACGACGACAAATATATATCGATTCCCCAACTCCAAGTGGACGTAGAATCAGGCGTCGGACTGACTTCGGGTCAGGGGTCGATACCCCAGATCATGTTGGATATCTCCAAAGATGGCGGACAGACCTTCTCCGCCGTTTCGTGGTCTTCGATGGGGGCTATTGGGCAATATACGCAAAGGGTTATCTGGAGGCGGTTAGGCAGAGCGAGAGACTGGATCATCAAACTCAGGATCACCGATCCGGTAAAACGAGTCCTTACTGGAGCCAGTGCTGAGATGGTAGGAGGTACGTTCTGATGGCTGGGCCGAAACTTCAACCGCCTGGACCTCTAACCCCCATCACTCAAGAGGACGGGACGGTAACGATAGACTATGCGAGTTTTTTCCATGTCTTGCAGAACATCGCCTTCTACTCAACACGAAGCGGCCCGACTTCTACCCGACCTACCTCTTCGAGTGAGGCACGGTGGATCGGAATGCCTTTCTTTGATACTTCCTTGAGTACGAACGGGCTTCCGGTGTTCCTGGCTATTGCGTCTTCGAATACTTGGGTCGATGGTAATGGAGCGGTGAGATGATCGTCAGTCAGTTAAACCACGTACAACCCAAAGCCTCGGTGATGAACGTGGGTGATGTGCTGCCTAAAAGGGTCGATGAGGATCACGTCCTGAGAGTCTTGTCTGGGAAGGTTCGTCACTGGATAGACTCAAGACTTCAAGGTGAATACGATAAAGAGCAGTTCTGCGATGTGAGGGCGGGGGTTTGGCATGTCTTCGAGCCGGTGGAGGATGTTACCGTGCTTTCGTTCACCAAAACCCCGAAGATAGAACTATGAGATTCCATGGCGACTCAATAGGGGAGATTCCGCAATTCGATCTCACCGTCGATGGGGTGTTTATCAAAAGATTCAAGCTTAAGAAAAACGAAGTCGTCCCCCAACACGCGCATACTCACAGTCACGTGACAATTCTAGGTTATGGGTCTCTTAGAGTTTGGAGAGGTGAAGACCCGAACTACATGGATTACGTGCCGGGAATGATCCATATTCCGGCCTACACTAAACACCAATTTCTAGCTTTAGAGGATAGTGAGCTTTACTGTATCCACAATTCAGAGCACGCAATGATTCACGAAGAGAATAGACTGGAGTTGGTATGAGGTCACTCAAAAGGCAAAGAGGATTTCTAGGAGTTGGCGCGGCCATTCTAGGCGGCGCGGTTGGTTCTTCCGTTATCGGAGCGATAGGGTCTAACCGAGCCGCCCAAACTCAGGCCAACGCAGCTAACAACGCCACTCAGACACAACTAGCTGAGTTTCAGGGGATCAGCAACAACCTCCAGCCTTGGATGCAGCAGGGACAGACTTCTCTAAGTCAGTTGGGGCAAGGTCTTCAACCCGGAGGGCAGTTCAATCACATGTTCGGTATGCAGGACTTCCAACAGAGTCCCGCGTATCAATTCAACCTCCAACAAGGTCAGCAGGCGATAGACAAAGCGGCCAACGCCAAAGGGGGAGGGAATCTGTACGCCCCTCAAACGCTTCAGGATATATCCAGATTCTCTCAAGGGCTTGCTAGTAACGAGTTCCAAAACGCCTTCAGCAACTACCAGACCGGAGTGGGGAATATATGGAATAGGCTCTACAACACCTCTCAGTCGGGACAGAACGCGGCGGCTAATCTTGGGGGTTTTGGAACCACGACCGCAGGGCAGATAGGGAACAACATGATCGGGGCGGGTAATGCTCAAGCCGCAGGACAAATGGGAGTAGCTGGTAGTCTCGCGGGAGGTCTGAACAGCCTCACGAATTACTCGATGATGCAGAACCTTCTTTCTCAGCAACAACAGCCAACCTACAATCAGAGTGTTAACGGGTATATCGGCCCGCTCGGATATAACCCACAGGGGGAATAATGCCTATTGACGCATCCATTCCGCTCAGTTTCCGTCCGACCACGGAGATGATGTCGCCTGTCCAGGCTTTGACTCTTAAAGACCTGGCTCAAAGGGTTCAGGCTCAACAGGTAGAGACTCAGAAACAGCAAGGCATTACCCAGTTGATGAAACAACCGGGATCGGTGGACCCCAAAACAGGGATGGTCGCTCTACCGGCTATCGCTCAAGCTGCGCAGATCGATCCTTTCTATGCTTTCAAGCTTCAGGACCATAACGAGAAAGTAAGGCTAAACAGACTCCAGATAAGCCAAGAACAGCAGCAATACGACCTCGGGGTGAAGACTGCTACGCTTTCATCCTACAAGCGGCATCTATCTGAGGGTATGTCAAGACCCGAAGCTATCAAGGCCGCTAACCTGGATAGGCAGAATCTCATTTCTGAAGACGACAGGACAGGAAGGATCAGGACCGCAGGCTTTGACGACCAGGACATAAAACAAGCTATGGGGAGGTACATCGACAATCCCGAGGGTCTTGAGGACGACATCATAAGGCAAGGCGGGAAATTGCCAGATGTTGCCGCCCCCAGGACCAGGAACAGGATCGAAGGAACGAACGAGGTTCAAGAGCAATACAACACAAGGACTGGACAGTGGGAGAAAGTTGGAGGTGGACCGAGATTCAAGCCGGACGAAACAAAGGGAGGATTTGAGGGTAAGAATGGGGAATTGCTTGCGGCTCTGGCAGAGAAGGGCGTTTCCCTACCTGCGGGGTTCAGATCAAAAACTCAGCAACTTGGGCTCTTAAACTCACTTCGGGAAAGAAACCCAAGCCTCTCCCCGGATGAGATCGCGGACAAGGTTAAGAACGGACAGATTGATCTTGCTAACGTCAAGAAAGCGGGTCAGGTCGCGGCTGGTATAGCTGGTAAGGTTGCTTATGCAGAGAACGAACTAGAGCAGACCATTCCCCTTGTTAGGGAGGCTTCTGCAAAACTTCCAAGAGGGCAGTTCATCCCGTTCAATAAACTCAAACAGATGAGTCAGGATAAGTTCTCGAATCCCGATTTGGCAGAGTTTCGTATGTACATGACCTCGCTTTCAAATGCTTATGACATGCTCGCCGCTAGGGGTGGGACGGACGTTGAGAAGCGGGCCGAGGGGAGGAGAAACTTCGAGACAGCGCAATCCCCTGAAGCTCTTGAGGCTGTCCTTCGTGCCGTTCAGAAAGAAGCCCAAGCATCCGGAAGGGCGGCGCAAGCGGCTATGAAGCCTCCGGGATCAAAGAAGGAACAAGAAAAAGCCACCTCTAAAAGCGGCAGACCTATGCACAAGAATGAAGACGGAAAGTGGGAGTACGACTAATGGCACTCGTCCCCGCTGACGATCTCCCTTCTGGTTTGGTTCCTGCTGACGATCTCCCTGATGTTGGGAGAAAGACCCCGAAGCAGATGAGAGGAGATGCCCAGGAATTACTCCCGCCATTGGTATCTGGGAGACTGGGGATTCATGGACCTAGAGAGTTTCGTAAGGAAGACCCTGGAAGCATGGTTAGGGGGCTTTCTGAGTTCCCCGAGAGGGCGGGGTTTGGTGTAACTGATCTGTTGGCAAAAAGTCCCGCTACTCGTCCCCTAGCGGCTCCGGCGGGATATGCGACAAGCCTAGCCCTTGAGGCTCTACCGTCTTTATTTCCTGGTGCAAAGCCCGCTGAGATCGCCCTGAAAGACGTTGTGAAGATGCAGACGCTAAAAGAGGGACGCAATCTAGGCCTGAATGTCCCGCCTTCCGCTGTTGGTTCTGGTCACGTAGAGAGGGGGATAGAAAGCCTCGGGGGGAAAGCTGATATAGGCAGGGAAATCTCCTCAAGGAACAGAGAGGCGGTTCAGGTCATTGCCCGGCGTGAGGCTGGGCTTGCTCCTGATGCCCCGATAACAGAAGGCACCTTAGAGGCTGCTAGGCATCAGTTGTCTTTGCCCTACAGGCAGATTTCCGCTCTATCGAACAAAGCCGCTCAGGCATTGGAAAAACTCAAATCTGCACGAATTGATGCCAAAGACCTGTGGAGCAAGTACGGCAGGGAACCAGATCCAGCTACTCGCAGACTTGCGATGAAAGCAGACCTAAATGTGGACAGACTGGAAGGAGTAATTTCAAATGAAGCAGGAGAGTTGGCCCCAAACCTTCTGCCCGCTCTGAAACAGGCTAGAGTCAACATCGCCAAAAACTACGACATAGAGAAAGCGTTGAATGTCGGGACTGGTGAAATTGACGCCAGAGTAATCGGCAGGATGGTTGACAAACGAGGGACTAAAGCAGTCACCGGAGACCTTCAAACAGTGGGAAAGTTCGCTCAAGCTTTCCCTGATTTTGTCCAGCCCAAAGACGTAGCAAGGGACGTAAGTGCTCTTAGACCTTACCTCGCTCTAGGAGCTTTGGGTGGCGGTGGTGCTTTATCCGAGCATTACACAGGTACTCCCTATGGTATGGCTCTAGGGGCACTACCGTTTATCTCTCCTGCTGCGAGAGGTTTGGCGTTGTCTAAACTCATGCAGTCAGGAGCATTGGGGCCCGGCGCTTCAGCATCAAGGGTTGGGGCGGCGAGCCTCATTCCACTCTCAAGACTAGGGACTCAAGATGACGATGCCGGACGATGAAAGATCAGGTCTTTACGACCCCGAAGAGGAATTCGCTTGGGATATGGACAACAACTATCCTCTAGACCCTGATGATGAAGAAGGCGAGGAAGGTGAATAGTGCATGTTCTCCTTATTGATACCGATTCCTGCGGATTGGACATAGCCTACCGTGCGAGTGAAGCGGGGCATAAAGTCAGGCATTGGATACCTAAAGAGGGAAAGGTCGTCTCCCGCGATGGTTTTGGATTCGTTGGAATTGAGAGAGTTGACGAGTGGAAACCGCACATGGATTGGGCTAAGTCCGGGCTCATCGTCAACCTGTATAACGGGAAAGTTACAAAAGAGCTCGAAAGGTATCGTGAGTACGGATTTCCTGTATTCGGTCCCTCGGTCAAAAGTGCAGACCTTGAGGTCAAAAGGCAGTCAGGTATGCAGGCCCTTGAAAAAGAGGGGGTGAAAGTCCCTCCCTACAAGACGTTTCAAACGCTTCAAGAAGCTATGGCGTATGCGAAAAAGCAAGACAAACGGCTGGTCTTCAAGACCCTCGGGGATGAAGAGGACAAGTCGTTATCCTACTGCGCACACGATCCTGAAGACATGGTATGGCGGATCAACTCCTGGATCGAGCAAGGAATGACCCTGAAGGGTCCGTGTATGCTTCAGGACTTCATCGAGGGTATAGAGGTAGGGGTTTCAGCCTGGATGGGCTCTGAGGGGTTCCTTAAACCAAGGAACGTAAATTTCGAGTTCAAAAAACTTATGAGCGAGGACTATGGACCAGCAACGGGAGAGATGGGAACGGTATGCAAGTATGTGGATGAATCCAAGTTGTTCACGGAAACTCTGGGTCCGATGGAGGCAACCCTACGCAAACTGGGACACTTGGGGGACTGTGATCTCAACTGTATCGTTACCGATCACGGACCTTATTGTTTGGAGTTCACCAACCGATTTGGATGGCCCTCGACGCAAATCCTCTTTGCCAGTCACAAGGGCGATCCGATTAAATGGATGAAGGATGCTCTTGAAGGGAAAGACTCCCTCGAAGTCGATCAAAGAACAGCGATTGGTGTTCTCATGGCCGCGCCG